AGTCTTCTTGGAAATTTGCACCTCCAAGAATAGTAAAATTTGCAGATGGTGTTGAATCTGCATCAGGATCAAATGTTATTTTTTTAGTTGCCATTTGGAATTCCTATAACTTGCATTGTCTCTTGTTGTTTATAATAAAGTTTACAGAATGCTTTAGCAATATTTTTCAAAGTATCATTATCATTACATTTATCTATTTCGGAAGACATTTTGAAATATTCAAAGTTCTTTGATAAATTTTCTAAAGAAATATCATCGGGATTCATTTGCCAAACTCCTCAATAAAGATTTAATTTCATCCAAATCATTTTTCATACTAGCAATTTCAGATTCAAGATTTTGAACTTTTTGGTTCTCTTTCTCTTTAGACTGCCTACGAGAAATATACTCCTCATAGGCAGTTGCGTTTGTATTAATAATTGCATTTGTTATGGGATCTCTAACTAAATTTGAGTATCCCTTTACTTTTACTTCTTCCATATTATGCTAAAGCGATTGTTCGAAGTTCTTTAATTCTTGGAGCATACGCTTGATTCGTTGAAGTTGCAACAAGTTTGATTCTGTATGACTTAAACGAAGGAAGGTTGTCAGCAGTAAAAGTATATTCTTTGAATGTCAAGTCATTGGATAAGAAACCTTCAGATGCATTTGATAGAGAAATAAACTTATCCGAAGATCCATCATTCAAGGAAGAATAACCTGGGAATGGTTGGAAAATTGGTTCAAAGTTCTCACTCTCCCCAATCGCATAGAAAGCTCTAATATCATTATATTGATTAATGTGAGCAGATAGTATCAACTTAATGCTAGTAGATGGAGAATCAAGATTATTTTCTTTGGAGATATATTGGAATGCAGTTGGATCATCACTGATAGAATTTACTCTATTGTCCTGTACATAGTCGCTAATTGCTTTGTCAACTCTATTGGATACTAAAAGGGCATTCATTCTTTGAGTGTCAATGATAGGACTAATGCGAGGATCATTGGACTGCAGCGTGAGAGTCATATTAAAGGAGCGATCTCCTGGCAAATCAGAGATAGTCGCATTGTTAATTTCATTAACCCTAGATGCAATTATTCTTGGAGATGACAAATAATTTGTTGTATTCAAGGTAACATCTTCAAATCCTTCATTGTTGAATGGAGTCTGTGTTGATTGTCCAGATCCATCACCAAGACTTGTACCAGAGGTTGTTCTAATTCTAGCAGTAACGTTAGTTCCAGGAACAGTTACGTTTTGAACTGATGGAACAATTGCCTCAAATGGCATGTTCTGCGTTGCTTTAACTTTGAATCCACCATCAGATTTTGTTTCATTAAAGTACAATATGGGGAAACTGGTTCCAACACTTCTATCAACACCATCCGAACTCATGTCAACTTTAACGTTATATGAGTCAAATGATATTGGATTAGAAGCAGTGACATCACTCAACAGGTGAGTTTTGTTAATTCTCTTGAGAGATACTCCTCCAAGTTCATACTTGTAAACTGGTGTGCCTGCCAGATAGTTCTTTGGATTAGAACCTCTAGTTATACCACCAATTACTCCAGAAGAAGTTGAGGTGTATTCAATAACTTCATCACCAATTAATAGATATCCAGCATTTGTTGTTCCAACACCAACATTTTCAAAAGTTCCAAAGTTTGAACTACTTGCAACAAGAATATCGGCAGTTGAGTCAGAATTATATGGTGAAGTTAGTTTAGTTGGAATGATATCACTAGAAACATTCGATATTGTAACTCTATTGTTCTCATGATGCATACCATGGTTCTTATGATTAACCACAACATGTACACCATCGTTCACACCAACTGTTCTGATTGTGGTTGGAATAACATTTCCGCCTGCTCCACTGTTTAAGGTAGTTGTAACTCCTGCACTGTTTGTGAACTTGAGTGTATTTCCTACTCCAGTCAGGAAGTCACCTTGAACATTATCAAATACCAGTTCATTTGTGCTTGCAATAGAGACAACGGAGAATCTAGCATTTCTTCCTGCAGTGGTATTTCCAAGCGTCGTTATTCCAAGAACGTCTCCTGCAAGATATCCAGTTCCAGAAGTATTAACTGTTGCAGCAACAGCAACACCGTTAGAGATGGTAATATCTGCAGTTAGATTCTGCCCAGATCCAGTGATGTTTGTAAGAGTAACACCTGTATAAGTCAAACTTCCAGATGATGGAGTATATCCAACACCAGCATTAGTAATTGTGAGGTTTCCAGTTGCTAATCCTGCATTTCCAACGTAGTTTCCAGTCGCATTTGATCCTTCTTGAGAGAAGGTATTTCCAAGAACCAGGGTATCCTGAAGTGTTGATCCAAGACCAACTCTAATTTTCTTGGAATTTAGTACGATTGGATTTTGTTGAAGAATAGGAACTTGTCCATTACCCTCACCTAAAATTGGGTTGTAGATTTCAACAGTTCCATTTGTTGCAAATTCAGCACGACGTAAAGTGAACTTCAAGTCTTCCCACTGACTTGCATCCCATGTAGAAGCATTTTGAGACTTAAACAGTGATCCAAGGTATGGTTGGTTTGAGATAAACTCATCTGTTAATAGATCAGTTTCACCAACTCTAGAGATAAACACTCTATACTTGGTTGACCAAGATGCCAGACAAATTGCATACTCTCCACCACCTTCAAGATATACAGGAGCCTTAAATGTAAATGTCGTTGCAACAGTTCCATCCGCAGAAACATTGATTTGATCGGGATCCTTAATGATTTCAGAGAATGGTAAAATCTTTTGAGTAGGAACACCATTCTGCATAGTACGAATTTGGAACGTCATGGGGATATCCATGTCGTCCTTCGTCTGGAAGAATACATCACAACTAGTAATGAACACTCCAGTTTCGTCTAGAACCTGGAATGATTGTGCAAGAGGATCATACCACTCAACAACTGTTGTATTTGTAGTTACTGAAGATATTGTATTAGAAGATCTGCTAGAGTTGATCAATTCTCTTGCCACTCTACTTTCAGATTCTTGTCTGATTTGAATTTCAGCATTTCTTGTAGAAATGATATTTTCCTGAACTGTCTCAAGAGTACCAGCAGCAGAATATTTTTGCTCACCTATTGTTGATGCAGCATTTTGATCATTATCTGATTTATCGATAAGTGTAAATGTTTTAGTTCCAGTTTCAAACTTTGGATTTCCTCCAATATTTGGATTTGGAATATAGAAACTACCAATTAAGGTAGAACTTAAATCAGAAACAAGTCTAAAGTCAGATATAGTTGCCTGGGCACCACTTGTTTGCCCAACAAGAATCATGTCTTTAGCGACATATCCATAATAATCTCCTTGAGCTTGTAATGACAGTCCATAAGTATCAATATTCAAAACAGTTGATGTTGATGAATATGTTTCTGGTAAAACATTTCCTTGTCCAGGAACTTGAACCTGTCCAGGAGTTCCCAAGAAAGTTTCAATTGCAGATGGAGAAAGTTGAGATAAGTAAGGATTGTTAGTGAATACTCTAGTTGGAGCATTAAATGGACCTTCTTTATGATTTGCTTGTGCAACTCTAAATCTGATATCTGGATCTGCAATATCTGGATTACCCAATCCAGTGGTTCTCATTTTACCAACAACAGTCTCACCAACTTGGAATACTCCAGAAACCATTGCAATTTCCAAAAGTTTTGGAACACAATATTTGGTTACATCTCTACCATCGAAGAAAGCATAAACTCTTGTAAGTGGTTTTACTTTATTAGCAACAAACTGTACGTTTCTAGAGCGCATGATGTTGATGACATCTCTACTTACAACTCTATCGCCAACGGATGTTCTATCAAACCTTTCGGTTATAATAGTTCTCGATCCAGTTCTATTGTCCGTTCCTGTTCTAAACGTATCAGTTTGGAAATCTTCTAAAATACTAGTTGTGCGAGATTCTGTCCAAGATCTTGTTCGACTTCTTCCACCAGGACCTTGTTGATGCCTTGTACCACCATCAACTGTTGTTTGTCCACCTCCACCAGATCTAGTTACGGATCTTGTTCCAAGAGATTTTGTGGTAGATTCTCTTCCAGTCCAAGTAGTTTCCCAAGAATTCCAAACAATGGGGAAGAATCCATTTTGTCTATCTGGTTCGCCAAATTGTCTTGTGGCTTTTGCCATCTCCTCTGCATAATTTCCTTCAGTTTCAATAATCTTAGCTTCAATTCTTGCAGTATCAACCCAAGTATCTGATGCTGGAGTCAATGCAACTGTTGCTTGCCAGAAACTAACCAGGAAAGGAGTAATACTTTCTGTTCTTGTGGCAATGTTTTGCTTCAACCACTCAACTTCAGTATAGTCTAATGTAATAAGATCACTCGAACGTCTTATATTTGTTCCTTCGGGTTCAGTGAATCCCAGATCAGTTGCAGTTGTAACTCCTTCTACGGGTCCAACTGTTAAATCAATGGAGTTGGTATAGTGTCTTGGACGTAACTCTCTATTTTGTAGGTCAATAGAATTTTTGATAACTTCATTTGTTTCTTGTGGTAAGAGAGTTGTGAAGTCATCAACAAAGAATCCTGACTTGAATCTGTTCAATCCTTCAGAGTCGGAAATAAACAGTGATTCTGTATTTGTTTCAAGAAGTGACAAAGTTGTATAGTATTCCAAACTCTTGATTCTATCCTCAAGAAGTTTGATATCAGACATCCTATATCTCTTGTGATCTAGGAAAGATAAAGAAGCATTTTGAGTGTTAAACAGGTATGGAGGAAGTTTTATTGTTCCAATTTCCAATGCATCATCAATTACAACAGGTTTCTCAAAGTTTTCTGATGGGGTTCCTTGTTGGACTTGGAATCTTCCATCCTTTGTCAAGAAAATTCTATCAAGTCTTCCGAGATAGAATGAAAAATCTACATTGATTGACTCATCAGAAACCAAAGTGTTTGCTGCAGAATTTCCACTACCATCAAAAGATCTACCCAAGAACTCTAATGGAGATCTTGATCCAGCAGATGCAGTATAATTGGAAACTCTTGGTCTTATGTCAATTAAATCGGTGTTTCTTTCACCGTTGACATATTGAATATCGAAGTCATAATCAAACGAATCATAAGAATTTTTAGTGGTTATGTCACCATCATCCGTTGCTTCATAGTAAGCATTTGTATAGTATATCTTGAGTTGCTTCGTTGGTGCTTTTTCACCAGGATTTCTTACCAAGAATGAATGACCATAGATTGAAGCCTTTTGTCCGTTATTGAACTTGTATTTTTTAGATATTGGTTTACTTGGAGTATCTAAAGTCGTTAATACACAAGTTACCTTCGACTCTGCAAAAGTTAATGTCTCCCCTTCAACGAAATTAATGTCATTTCTTGGAGTATATGTAATTTGAGTGTCTGACAGTCTTTCTGCATATACAGCTCTTGCGCCAGAAGTTTCTCCGACAATAAATTCACCAATTATCAGGTCTGTAGTTTTACCTGTAGGACCATCTAATGAAGTGACAGTTGCTTTGGGTGCTGAAGGTGCCGAAGTATCAACCGACTCATAGATTCCAAGAACTCTAATTACGTCTGGAGTATTGAGTGAAATTTTCTCATCTTCAACTCTTGTTCCGAATGGGAAGTTTCCATAAGTAAGACCATTGTTTAGTGTTGTTGATCCAACTCCAGATCCTTCAAGATTACTATTGCTAACAACTAAAGTGTTTACTCTATTTCTTCTCTTTACTTTTGCTTTTATTTTTGTTTTTCTTAAAGATGCTGTAAGCGTTGCTCCAGTGTCATCACTACCCAAATTGTTGATTTGGAGATTTTTTGCGCCATCAGTAAAAGTAAATCTATCAGAAGTTAATTCTTCTGTAGTTCCATCAGATCTAATTAATGAATACCTTTCTTCATCAAATGCCAGGAAAGTTTCGTTTGTTCCTGCACTGACCGGACTTGATAATTGATTTCCCGATATGTTGACCGTGAAAGTTTTTCTGATTGAAATTTGAGCATCAGTCAAATCAACATTAGAAATCAACTGTTTTGGCATTCTAGTATAAAGAGCACCAGAATCCAAATTTGCTGTTGATCCAGATAATTTTGTGCCAACTATTTTTAAATCAGTAACAGATAAAGTTGTTGATGTAGGTAATGCACCATCAAATACGCCGGTAACTGTCTGAACACCTACAACAGTGACAGAAGTTGTTCCAATACTTGTTACTCTTACTGCAATTGGATCTGTAAATGTAGCACTGCTATCAGAGTATTGAAGAACACTGTTTACCTTTACATTTGAAAGAAGTGGTGATCCAGAAGGAGATACAATAGTGCTAACCCCAGCATTGTTTGGAGTAATTGTGGCAATACCAACATTGATCAGAGTTTCTAAAACTGCATCTGCCGAGAAAGTAGACGCAGAACCAACATTTCCTAGATCTGGTCCACCATAAACAGATTTTACATCGGTAATTCCTGACGAGGTTATTGCAATTGCAACTCTGTTGTTCTCAATCCCATTGAAAATAAATGGTTCGTTATTTACAAATTCACCACTCTTTTCATAAACGGTAATTGAAGTTCCGGCAGAAACCGCATGTCTTAAGAAAGCAGTTGCTCCACTATATTTTCCTTTAATTTGGGTTGGAATTGATAATGTTACTGGTTCGTTTAGAGTGATGTGAGAGAACGTCTGAACGTCATATAATTGCAGATCCCACTGATTTGTATCCGCATTTGTTGCACTGTATGATCCACTTTCCAGAGCAAAATCATATACTCTTGCTAAACCAATTTCTTTTCCTGGAGCAGTCAAAGAACTTGCACCAACTCTTTGATCTCTCAAACTTACAATATATGTGTTACCTATTCCTGTGGTCGGCGCACCAAAAATATTGTTTACTTTCAGTGTTGAACCAGTATTATATACGATTCCTTGATTCTCTAAAGTTTTTGTAGTTCTTGGTTTTGGTACATCCAAGTATGTTGTATTAATTGTTTCAACTTCATATCCTTTTACGAATGCTTTTCCTGGTGATATTTCATAGAGTGCGAGATCGTCTGATGCTAAAGATCCACCAGATGTAAACTGACCTTCCTCATAAACACCATTATTTGCAATTCCATCATTTAAAGAATCTCTTACTGAAACATTAAATGGATTGACTGTGTAGTCTCCAGACTCTGCGTATGTTCTACGTGCAAGTTCATCAGCAATGATGCTGTATTGTGTATTTTTGACCTGTGATTCTAAAACTCCATTTCTTATTGTAGCGAGTTCAATGAAGTTCGAATCATTATAATCATCAAGATCTTTAATTGTGAGAGAACAAGATATTTTAAGTCTATCAGCTCCTGGAGCTGCATAGTTATTGAATCCTTTTGAGTTATCTGTTAATGTCTGATCCTCATCAGCATTAACAATTTCCTCTAAAACATTTAAACCAATTCTGCCACTAGGAGAATTTGAATACTGTGATAAAACAATGGTTTCATCATCAACGTTTACAAAATTTCCTCTTACGAAGTAGACACCATTTGTGATAGAAAATGCAGAACCAGTTGAGGATGCGTTTGCCTGAATAGTAGAAGCAAACGATTCGCCAGTTGGTATAAATGGATTATTTAATGGACCAGATATGATATCAATATCTGCAGAAAGAAGTTCTCCATCCAGAAAAGTGGAAGTTTCTGAATTCTGTACATTAGATGATAAGTAGGAAATGTATAATGTTAGATTTCCTCTTTCCGAATCTTCAGATCTTAAGACTTTATCAATTATTGCTGTTACGCCAGAAGTTAAACCAATTATTTTTCTTTTTAACAGTTGATCTATGTAATAGTCAACAGGAACACCTAAATGAGTATTATTTAACTCAATGGCATTATAATTTCTTGTATATGCAGTATTCCCTGGAATGACTTTAGCACCTTCTTTGAAAAAGTGCTGACCAAATCTTTCAATTTGATTTTGAAGTATAGACTGCAGTCCCGTCAGTTCTCTTGCTTGAACTGGATATCCAGGTTTGAAAAGAACCTTATGGTAGTTGTCATTTGGATCAAAATCATCAAAATATGGTGAGACATTGAGATTGGTTTGTTGAGCCATAATTGATTAAAACTGCAATATGATTTTAATGTCTTCCTTTTGATTTGAAGATCTGGTTATGGATGGTCTATTATCAACGTAAATTATATTACCACTGAAAGGTTGAACCTCTGGATTAGACACTCCACTAGCAAAAGTTTGACCAAGATAATATGTCCTATTATTTATGGAGGTTGAGAGACCCGTGAAGGAGGTGTCAATGCCTAAATTGACGCTGCCACCAGTGATTGTAAAACTTCCTCCACTTGTTGGTGTAGCAGTAAATCTGTTCAAAGTGTATCCAAAAGTGGGATTAGTTTGAGCAGTTCCAACAGTGTTAAATCCAGCAAAAGTTCTTTCTTGCCAGAGTTTTAGAACTCCTGTAGTTTGGTCATAACTAACAACTTTACCCATTGCTGTTTGACCAGTTCCAATTACTTGTTGTACCACAGAATCTGCGGTGAAAGTAGCAGAACTATAACCAGTTCCAGTCAACTTAAGAGCATATACTCCACTTGCTTTATCTAAAGACAAAAGTTGAGAACTTCCATATGCAAGAGGATTTTCTACAATTCCAATTCTAGCAATTTCATTTCCAGTTATAAAATCTGGATTTTCTGTATCATTTTCTATTCTGGAATATAAAAGTACATTTGTTGCACCTAATTCCCTGTAGATGTCTTTTCCATGACCACCTTTTGGTGGAATAATAACATCTAACGTGGGATAGGTTGTTGGTGCAGGAATTCCGCCAGCAGTTAAATCAACATTTGCAAAAGTATATCCAGATCCTTGATTAGAAATTACAACACTGCCAACTTTTGAATCATTGTTAATCGTTACTGTACATTCTGCTCCAGAACCATCACCCTTAATTGGGACTTTTGTATAAGTTCTGTTTGCAGTACCTACGCCAACTCCCCTATTTTTAATAACTACTACTTTAAGTCCACCATCAACTGCGTTATCTCTAACTGCAGCATTTTCGGTGCTAGTTGACCAGTTTGATGGAACTGGCATGTACTCTGTGCTGTCAAATTTAACAATATCGGATGGTTTAATAGTATAAAGATACTTCCAAACATAACCATCACCACTTGTTCCAGCAGTTCTTGGTTCTAAATCAGTAAATGTTGGTTCATCCAAAGATGGTTTTCCATTTACATTTTCTGGATCAGTTCCATTTTGAAGACAAATATAAACTCTATAATCACTATTGACTACAAAATAATTTGCAGAGTACAAAGAAGTTCCACTAGCATTTTTTGGAGTGTTGGTTATGCTGTAATCATGTCTGTAATAATCATATGTTGTACCAGAACTCCAAACATTCTTCTTTACAACCTGCTTGGCATCATCAGACGTTATCTTCTTAAGTGCTATTACAGTTTCCCAAGTTTTGTTCTCATCATTAAAATTATCAGTGGGAGCAGGAGGTGTGGTGTCCCAATCACTATCAATTGCTGTCGGGTTTGGTAGTCCAACAAAACTGTAATATGAATTTGCAGTGGTGTTAAATCCAGCTACAAAATTCTTCGCATTTAATATTCTGATCTGATCAGTTATAATAGCAGACATTTTTGTGATTTTTTATTTATTTATTAGGAATAACCCTGGGACTTTAATGATTTGGTTCTTATAATGTAAGGACCTGTTTGAATTCCAACAACTCCATTTGTAGTAATCGCAGAGTATGTGCTTGTACCAACTCTTTCACTGGTAATAATTTTACCCCAACTATATCTGCCATAGAAACTACTAATTGCCAATCCAGCAGCACTAAATCCATTGTAATCGGAAACACTAACAGTAACTCTAGCAACTGTAGTTGATGCAAATCCAACAGCAGATGTGCTAGCAGTAGAAACTGCTGCAACTCTATAAATGTTATCAAGACAAGTTGTACCAATTCCAATTACGTTTAGATCTTCATCAAGAGAAGTTACACCACTACCAACATTAGAATCATATACAATGAAGAAATCTCCTGTAGATAATCCACTGATTGTTGTTTGTGGAGTAATGTTAGTGTTATTTCTCAATGTTGATGTTGCTTCAATCACTAAATCAAACACAATTGCAGTAGAAGCAACTCCAACTGAAGTTGTGCTGATTCCAGTAATAACTCCATAATCTCCGCTATAGGATACGATTGTGTTATCTTCTTCTTTTACTGTTGCTGGAGGGCCAATCAAAACCAATGGTGGATTTGTTGTAGTATATCCAGTTCCAGGAGAAGTTATCGTAACACTAGAAACAGTTGCTCCTGCAGAAATTGAAGCAGTCGCAGTTGCTCTTTGTGAAGTTCCAACACCAACGGGGTTTTCTATGGTTACTTGTGGTGCGGCAGCATATCCAATACCACCAGAAGAAATTACAACAGATGATATTGTTCCTGCGATAGAAACAATAGCAGTTGCAGCAGCAGAAACTTTTTCGCCATTATCAACGATCATAATTTCTTTTTGGAACTCAACTGACACGCTATTTTCATTGAGAGGATTAAAGAATGGTCTAACATTATCAACATAAATTTCAGTTGATCCCACACCAACAGATCTTATCAAATAAGTTGTTGGGAAAATATCTGCTTCATACAAATCACGTGCTTTGCTGACGACTTTACCATTAATAAGTCTATCTTCAGATTGTCTGCACCATTTTACTGGTCTCAATAATGAAGTATTAGCACTTAAACCAGGACCAAAGTAAGTATTTGTGTTTA